CATGGCCGTAAAGAAGCTGGACGGGTTTACATCGTTTAAAGCTACATGTGTTGTTCGCCTTCAATTGAATTCTCAACCTTTTCAGTGCGGACGTTTATTAATTGCTGCTGCACCAGTTCCTGAACTTTTGGGTCATCGGAATGATTTTACTTTTTGTCATGTGGGACAAGCTCAAAATGTGCATAACGTACAGATGGATATAGCAAAACAAACAGAAGTTGAAATTAGAATCCCATTTATTTCACCATATAGTGCTTATGATTTAATAGAAAAAGTTTAATTGGGCTGAATGTAGATGCTTAGTTTATTCAAAATTAAACGCAAAAGCGACTTCATGCCTACAATGTTTGTGTTGGGCTCATTTTGAAGACATACAAATGGGAGCGCCAACATCGGGAGGAGTTAAAAATCCGGTACAACAATCTAATTCAATTCTGCAGGAAAGGAAAAAGGAATCATCCGGTAGCTATACAGGTACATTAAGCAAATTGGGAAATGCTCTTGGAAATGGACTTAATGCTGCGAGTAAAACATTAGCAGCTTTTGGCTGGTCAAAACCCGTTCTGAGCAAACCATCATGTGTGGTTTTAAATAGGCCCCAGGAGGGATTTAATTATATGGACGGTATTGATCAGAGCTTAGTATTGGGTATGACAGCGGGAAATGCTGTGGATCCTATTCAGAATTTGGTAGGGGTTGGCGTGGATGAAACTTCCTTTGATGTCCTAAAGAGGATTCCTCAGTTTATAGGAACGTTTTCGTATTCAGATAAAATTATGATGTGTGACCAAGATCCGAAGCCAGTGAGATTATGGGATTGTGCAGTTTCTCCATGCACATATTTGCCAGCATGTTTGTATATACAACCGAAAGAAGATATTCCTAATAATGTTGTGTCGCCCTATACGTTTCATTGGAAGCAACCAACTACACTTAACTATATTACGTCGCCTTTCCTTTATTGGACGGGCTCGTTGGTTTATACTTTTAAATTTGTTAAAACTGATTACCATTCGGGCCGTGTTGAAATTTCTTATCATCCTTTCGTTAATAAAGTTGACGAAACACGTATGGATTATGTTTATAAGACGATTGTCGACTTGCGTGAAAATTCTGAAGTTTCCATTACAGTTCCATATATTTCACCGCAGCCATGGAAAAGAGTTAATACATATTTAGATCCAGTTAATCCAAATCCGCCTACTCCAGGAAGAGTTATGGACTCAATTACGGGAATTTTATATGTGAGAGCATTGACTCCTTTAATCTGTGCATCCGAAATTATTTCAAATGAGATAGAGGTTTTAGTAGAAATGCGAGCAGGCGACGATTTTGAGGTATCTGGGCCAGTTACGAGTAAATATTTACCCTTCAGTTTTCAAAATCCAAATTCCGCTAGTCCGACAGTTAACCCTCGGCAACAATGTGGAGATGGAAAATTTGTTTTGAGAGCTCCA